AAGTTATATGCTTAAAAACCCTGCAAGCGTTAATATTGGCTGGATGTTAAGCTCGGAAGTTATCGCTAAATTAACCTTAAACGACGAAGAGATGGTTAAACGCTTTAATAAGGTTCTATATCTTCGTTGCAGAACAGGTAAAGGTTACATCTGGAAACAAGACACTGCTAACAGGATGTCCCCGCAGACAGTTAAAAATTCAGGTATTCCAATAAAAGCTAGTAATTTATGTTGTGAAATTGCCCTTCCGCAAGATAAAGACCATACTTTCACCTGTGTACTTAGTAGTTTAAACCTTTCTAAATGGGATGAGTTCGAGGATGATACAATTTATTGGGCAGTGGCCTTGCTGGATTGTGTGGTTAGTGAGATGTTAGTACAAGCTAAGGGTGTTGCAGGTCTAGAAAAGGCAGTCCGATTTACAGAAAAAAGTCGAGCATTAGGTTTAGGTACTTTAGGTTACCATACTTATTTGCAGAGTAAGATGATCCCTTTTGACAGCTTACAAGCTCACCTCTACAATAACATTATCTTTTCTGAACTTCAGGAAAAGAGTGTCGAGGCGAGTAAGAAACTCGGAACTTTGTATGGAGAGCCTGAATGGTGCAGAGGTACAGGACAACGAAACGCAACCCTTAATGCAATCGCACCTAATATGTCTTCTGCGGTACTGGCAGGTAGCGTATCACAAGGTATTGAACCTCTTGTCAGTAATTGTTTTATTCAACAGTCTGCAGCAGGAGAGCTTACCCGTATGAATCCTGCCCTTATTTCTCTTATGAAAGAGCGAGGTGTATACTCTTTAGATGTTATGGATGACTTGGCAATCAATCATGAAGGTAGTGTTCAGCATGTAGATTGGCTGACCGATGACGAGAAGAAAGTATTCAAAACCGCCTACGAAATTGACCAGAAAGCTATCCTAAGAAAAGCGTCATCAAGACAGCGTAGGATCGACCAAGGCCAGAGCCTGAACTTGTTCTGTAAGGCAGATGAGGATGAAGAGTATATTGCAGAGTTGCACAAGATGGCGATACTTGACCCGTACATCAAAGGTTTGTATTATTTACGTTCTAGTCGAGGGATTAAAGCTTCTACAGGTAAAGTCCAAGAATGTAGTGCGTGTGAAGGTTAATTAAGAGGATCAGTAATGTTTAAGATTTACGGTGCACAATGGTGTACTTATTGTAAGAAAGCGAAAACTTTTCTAGAGAGTAAGGGAGAAGATTTCACATTTATCGACATAGATTCTGATATAGGTGCATGTAAGTTCCTTCTAGAGAAAGATTTCAAAACCATACCTCAAGTGTTTGAAGGAGAAGAACACATCGGAGGTTATTCTGAAACTGTAGAAAAATACTCTTGACACCCTTACACGGATGACATATATTAGCAAGGAAGCTAAGAATTAACAGGAGGAAGAATTATGAAACAAATCACACGTGAAAAGTTCGATGGTACATTCTTTGATGTATCTCAATGGACAGATGAGCAGAAAACTAAATTTCAGGAACGTTGTTTTGAACTAGATTATCAGTGGTTAGGTTATAAGGCAGATATTCAAGATCTACAAGCACAACGCTACTATCTTCGTGGTGTTTACCTAACTTATGCAAACTCACAATACAAAAGCGCACACCATGAAGTACAAAAACAATACACAGATATGTTCCCAGAAGAAATTCCACAACCTAAGGAGAAAAGTGTGTCAATCTTTGATAACCCTGTTTGGGTCACTTGTAGTTCAGATGATCTTTCAGGTTTAACTTTTAATAAAGATTATGAAGTGTTACACATGGACAGGGGCGGTTATCAGGTGTATGACGACCACGGTAGCATTGTGTTTACACACAAATCGCATTTCTACAAGGTATTACCTGAAGACTTACTACCTGCTAAAGATATTTCTGAATCTGAAGAGGATGAACGTGGTTTTGATGAACTGGTTTATGTTGAACCCACTACCCCGTGGGATTACCTTATCCTTTCGAAACTTACTGAAGACCAGAAAGCTTTTATCTATCAAGAATTAGTTTGTGATGAGAATCCTGTAACCACAGAATACCCTAGAATTAGTTTTGAAGAAAATGCGTGGTATACAGGATACGGGATTGAGGAGGGTAATGAGATTTCTTTCAACCAACTATTCAAATACAAGGAGGATATGTAATGCAAAATATTGCAATCACAACAAAAGATGGCTTACGTTTCGAGAAAGTAGGTGAATGTATTACAGCCTCTTACCAACTTGGAGGTTATCGTAAAATCGATGATGGCGAAGAATTCTTCTACTACACCGACCTTATTGAAATCTCCGATGAACAGAAACTTGAATTTGAAGGCCGTGTACGTGAGATTATTCGTAAAGTTGAGTTGTTCGAGGGTAAACTATGAGTAGTATTATTTTAAAAACAATCAAACAACCTGATTGTACGGTAGGTGTTTTAACTGTTGAAGGTGCAGACTTCCGTTGCTTCACTTTAGAGTTACCCGATAAAGGTAATGCTTCAAATATTAGCTGTATTCCTGCTGGTACTTACGAATACTTTAAACGAGTTTCTGGTGTCAACGGAGATGTGATTGAGTTACGTGATGTAGTTGGTCGTTCGTTTATCCAAGTGCATAAGGGCAACTTCACCTCTGATATTCTTGGTTGCATCTTGGTAGGTAAAACCATTGCAGATATTAACAACGATGGTATTCCTGATGTGACAAGTAGCGGAGTGACTATGAAAGAGTTCCTATCCATTATTGAAGAGGAAGGTACAATCGAGATTAGTCGTCTATGATTTTATACTTAATCGATTTATACAACACATCAAAGCCGTGGCTACTGGAACGATCAGGCTGTAAATACTTAGTTAAAATCAACAAATCCGAAGGTAAGATTAAAAATCGTTGGTGGGTTGGAACTCGTGAGTGGGATAAATAATAACACCTAGGAGGTGATGGTATGGGTAAGCAACGTCATAATAATCGTAATGCACAGCAAGATCGCACAGGGCGTGGTAAGGTTAAGCATCTAGGAAATGATAAAAGTTTAGATGGAGGTAAAGTTATTAAGGAGAAGTTTCAGGAACGTCGTGAGTTTGAACTTCCACCAATTACGGCAAAAACTCCTAAACAAAAAGAGTATCTTAAACTTTTGCGAGAGTGTAATATTGTAATTGTCGAAGGCCTATTCGGAACCGGAAAGACATTTTTGGCTGCTTGTCAGGCGGGGGATGGACTTCGAAAAGGGGAGGTTGAAAAAGTTATTGTTGCCAGACCTTATGTACAGACAGGTAAAACCTCCGGATTTAAGCCCGGATCTAGTCTAGAGAAACTTTTCCCTTACGTCCGTAATGTATTAGATACTATGCGCTCTCGTATGGGTGACGGAGCATTCAACATTGCCCTTAAGGATGGTCTCCCTGGCAGTATTGAAGTTCAGGAAGTTGAAAGTATCCGTGGTCGAAGTTTTGATCAGGAATCTTTCTTGATTATCGATGAGGCCCAACAGACGACACCTGAAGAAATGGAAAGTATTGTCACTCGAATCTCAGATAATTGTACACTAGTGTTGTGTGGTGATGACAGTCAAAGAGATATCCGTGGAAAGTCAGGACTACGTTGGTTCAAAGAGTTTGCGGAACGCCATCAACTGGACGGTGTAGGTTTTATTAATTTTGACTCTCCTGATGATATTGTCCGAGGTGGAATGGTACGTGACATCGCCATAGGCTTAGCTAAAGATAAAGGTCAAATCTAAATATAACCCTTGACACACGTTCCCGTTTTGATTATTCTTGACGGGAACTCAACAAAAGGAGAAACATTTCATGGAAACTAAATACCAAGTAAAATTAGGTAACAATAATCACCAACCTTGGAAACAATATTCTCGTGAAGATTTAGAATACTCAGCACGGCAAGTAGGTTTTCGTGAAGGTTTTATAGAAGCATTGAGTGACCAAGAATTATTCGAACGAGTAATTGCAGAAAGTTGCCGACAAATGGAAAAGGAGAAGTAAGTATGACTACAATCGCAGTACGTGACGGTATTATGTGTTCAGATTCACAAGCAACACGTGGAGATTTTATCGACAACCGAAGTAGTACCAAGATTTATGAAGTTAGTGGATGCCTTGTCGGGATTTCAGGTAATGCTATCTCTTCCAGAAAGTTTGTTGAGTGGTTTCAAGACATGGCTGAACATTCTGCTGCACAAGACGCGTTCCCTTTAGCTACTATTCAACTCCCAGATAAGATGGTAGAAGAAGATTTCCATGCCCTTGTAGCCTATCCTGATAAAACTGTTTATGAGTTCTTTGGTTGTGATAACATTATCGAATGTGAAGAAGATTATGCAGCAGTAGGTAGTGGTATGTTATATGCATTGTGTGCAATGGATGCTGGTGCCAGTGCAGAAGAGGCAGTAAAGGTGGCTATTAAGCGCGACGTATATTCAGGTGGTGAGATTCAGAAACACTCCCTCGAAGAGGAAGAAGAGCTTACCGAAGATGATATTCGTGCCATGTCTCACGAGGATTTGCTGAAACTTGTCCTTGGTGAAGATGAATCAGAAGATGAAGATCCAAATCCTGTACAGGAAGTGGCAGATAAAGTTATTGGCCGTATTGAAAAATCTCACCAGATGTTTGGTGATTTCATATTCGAAGACGGTATTTGTAAGATTGGGGATTATTCATGGAATGTAGAATATTGCAATGACGGAGAATTGAAAAACCTAGCTTCTACACTGCACATTTCTTTCGCACACAATATCGGAATCGAAAAACTTCGTCAACGAATCCTTGACTTCCTGAAAGAAGAAGATTAATATACATATTGTTCACTGAACAACCGCCAATTTTCCTGACCGGATTGTTGGCGGGTTTATTGTCGTTAAATTAAGGAGCTACACTAATGAAATACCTAAAATTCATATTCATTTTACTATTTACAGTAGTCCGTAAAGTTCTAGCACCTATAATCTTCTTCATGGTTACACCTTTCCGACACTATGCACGAAGTGTGGTGTACAATTACAAACTGCAAAACGGTTTATGGCTAAAACGTCTATATGAACGTAACCCACGACGTATTCCTGCTGGCTGGACACTTACAGGTGGACGTACCGAGCAGGGTTTCGTAGGATATACTCCGATCTCCATTGTAGAGTATTGGTTCGCTTATTGGGTTATTTGGGGTTGGATGGATGATGATGCTAACCATGATGTAACGGACATTGGTTATATTAAAACTATCACCGAAGGTGATCGCCAACATTGGTTAGGTAGCCGTTTCATTCCCCGACTAGAGAAAGAATTGGAATATTTGGAAACTGTGAAGTTCGGTAACACCTTTGAGTTAGGTGATAATCGAACACCTGTAAAATTACATAAGTGTTGGTTATCAGCACTACTTTGGTCAGGCCTACGTAACGGTGCTTATAACTTTAAGTATGACCAATTTGAAATGGTAAACACTGATGATGTGTTCTTATTTGAATTTGGAGAAGATGTAATTGGTTGGGTACCAGAGGGTGTGGTTCAGGGTAATCAAAACTATTCGCTACGTTTTATGGAAGGAGAAGATTAGTGCTTAACTCTAAACTGAAACTGAAAGGTTTATCTTTAGACGAAATAATCCACGAAGGTGTTCACGGTAATATACCAGAAGTGACTATTAATGATTGGAAGTTTATTCAATCTTTGGCTGTAGGTTACTTGACTCCTGAAGAGGTTGAGAGTATCATTACTGAACAGCTTGATGACACTGCCGATTGTAACTACCAACAAGGTTTACGCGATGGTGGCAGTGATGAACGAGAAATTGAACGTTTACAGAAATTACTAAAGGAGAATAATATTGAATACTAAAACAGTTTATGAAATTTTAGAAGAGGTTGCTGCAACTTCAAGCAAAAATGAAAAGGAAGCAATCCTTAAGCAACACGCAGGTAATGCAGCTTTAAAAGAGTGTTTCCGATTAGCTTACTCTCCAACTATTAAGTTTTATCAGAAACAACTCCCAAATATTGACAACGAATCTGCACTGGGCTCTTTGGAATCTGCACTTACTATGTTGCCGAATCTTTACAACCGCGTTTATACGGGTAATGATGCCAAAGATTACCTATCACAATTACTTTTTACCACAAAGACGGAAGACCGTTCAGTGTTAGAACGTGTAGTGTTGCAAGATTTACGATGTGGTGTTCAATCAACAACTATTAATAAGATTTGGAAAGGATTGATTCCTAAAGTTCCTCAAATGCTTGCATCAAGTATGAAAGAGAAAACTTTAGCTAAGATTACCTACCCTGCTGTTGCAGAATTGAAGTCTGATGGTGCTCGTTGTATCGCTTACTGTAATACTGACGGGGTAACTCTTATGTCACGCAACGGTAAACAGTATTTAGGACTTACTGACCTTGAAAACACCCTGCAAAATGAGTTGTGTAATGGCTTAGTCTTAGATGGTGAAATCGTATTCGATACCTCTAAGGCGGATCGTTCCACAGGCAATGGTATTGTCACTAAAGCGGTTAAAGGTACTATCACACAGGAAGAGCAAGCTAATGTAGTGTTCCAAGTATGGGATGTCTTACCTCAAGATAAGTATGTGGAGAAAGGTAAGGTCAAGGTTCCACAACAAACACGTTATCGAGGTTTGGCTAAGTTGGTAGAGCTGGTAAAGGCAGATAACCTACAACTTATACCTTCAACTATTGTAAATTCTCTGGGTGAAGCTCGGGAAGTATATCAACGCTATGTTGATCAAGGTTTTGAAGGTATCATACTAAAGAACATCGATGGGAATTGGACTGACTCACGTTCACCTAACCTTGTGAAGTTCAAAGAGGAACTTTTTGCTGACCTTAAAGTCGTAGGATTCTTTGAAGGCAGTGGTAAGATTGCAGGTATGCTTGGTGGCTTGTCAGTAGAGTCTTCCGATGGTTTAATCGG